ACGATCATCCTGTTTCTCTCGAACAATGATCCCGTATGTGGCTACTGTAGTAGGATATCACAGTTATTAATAAATTGCACAGAGCTATCAGATTGTGTGCACTCTGAATACGTCAAGTATACTCAGAATTCATCCATAGAATCTTAAAAATTTGCAGTATTGTTAAAAAAGATTGCTAGACAACAGTTCCTGCAGCATTAATCCATGCACTGCCATTCCACCAGATCGGGAGACCTAGTGTCGTGTCAAAATAAGTTCTTCCAGCATTTCCTGCTCCTAGTCCTGCAGGTCGAGCACCCGACGCTCCTGCCTGCACTCCGATGGATGCGATGGTGACAGTGCCTGCGCCGTTCGTGACACTGACTCCCGCTCCTGCCGTGAGCGCTGCAACAGAGAAGTTCGTTCCATTGCCGATGGGGATCTGACCGTTCGTCGGTACTGCAGCGAGCAGCCCGAGCGCTCCGACCATGTCGATCGCGGATCCAACCGTAGTTGGGTCAGGATCGAGCCAGTTCGCACCTGTCGTTGGAGTATACGCGAGTGATCGAGCATCGTCCTGAAAATCAAAGGCGACGAGCGCTGTGACAGTGTATGTAGTTCCAGCCGCGGGATTAACTGCCCATGCGGGTGACACCGTGATGGCAGTCGCAGTGTTAGATGTGATCGTGCGTGTCTGACCGGATCCCGTGCCCCCGGTAAGTGTGATCGTGCCGCCCGTCCACTGGTTCGTAGTGAACGCCTTGCTTGTGTCCGTGATGGTCGTCGCCGCGCCAGACGTGGCGGTGCCGGAGGCTGTTGGCAGGTTCAACGTGCGCGCCGTCAGCACGCCTGACGAGTTGCGGCTGAAGGCGAGCGTGGTGTAGCTCGTGCTGTCGATCTTGTGGCGCGTGCCGCTGGACGACGAACCAAGCCGATATTGCGAAGCGGGGATCCCCGTCCCCGAGTAGACGCGGAACTGGTTGATGACTAGACCGATGTAGCTCGTGGAAGTCGATCCGATGACAGCCCCGTTGTCTACGGTGCCCAACATCGTCCGGTCGATGTCGTAAAGGCGGCAGCCGTCGAGTTCACCGAGAACAATCCGAGGCCCGACCGCAGCGCCGATGGTCGAGTTGTGAACCTTGAGCGTGATGGTTCCGGTCGGTGCCTTGTTGGTGATGCCGACCAGCGAGTAGACGGTGCTGTTGGCGACGGGCGCGGTGACGATTGCCGCGAACGTCAAGGTGGTGGCCGTGTTGGAGACGACCGTGGCGGTCTGCCCCGACCCCGTGCCGGAGGTCAGTTGCAGCGTGGCTCCCGCGTACTCGTTGACCGTCCACGTCTTCGTCGTATCGACCAGCGTCGTGGTGGATTGGCCCGCGCCCGTCGCAACGCCCGTCCCCTTGGCCCAGTTGGTCGTGGGGGTGCTGGCAAGGTAGTAGGCGTAAGGAACCGCGCCGAGGTAGCTGCGGACGAAGGTCGATGCCTCGCCAATGGTGCAGCTATCGATCTCCATGACGCACGTCACAAGCCCGTTCGTCGTCGGGACCGTGTAGGAGGTTGCGAGGACCTGCCCTCCGATAAGGTTGGCCTTGTTCGCGTAGAAGTTGAACTGCCCGTAGTTGTTTTCCCAGGTTGTTCCAAGTCCAGATCCGGGAAGAGTCGGCTCGTCGAACAGAAGCGTGGTCAGGCCCGTGACGACGAGCGGGTCTGCGGTCGCGTCGGCCTCGACGCCGCCGCCCGCCTGACCCGTGATCTCGAAAGTCGCGAGCACCCCCGCGCCCGTGTACGGAGCGGGGAAACTGGCCTTGAGCGCTTCCATGCTTGAAGCTGGAAAGTCTGCTCGGAGGGCACGCATTGTCACACTGCCAATGATCTGCACTCCGTTACCTAACAGCTGCACGCGAGCGCGCTTGAAACCGAGCACAACGTTCTCGGTATAGCGCCCTGGAGCTAGCTGGAAAATCAACTTCTCGGTGACAAACTGTCCAACATTTGCGTCGTAGACCGCATTCGCCGGATTACCGAGAGAGGAAACCTGCGAATAAGCATAATTGATCGTGGCGTAGGGCGAGCCGAGGGTGCCGTTACCCGTAGCATTCGAACCACTTGTCGAATCGACGTACACAGTGAGGGCACCGGTGAAGTCAGCACCTCCACCGCCACCTGCCTGCCACGTCGGAGGCGCGCCCGGACCATTCGAAGTGAGAACCTCACCAGCAGCTCCTGGATCGCTATTCACCTGAAGCGCCTCGATCGCGAGATTGAGCGGCATCGGTAAGCTCGAACCGAGATTCAAAGTTGTAATTGTTGGTACCGTAAAGGCATCAAGTGCCACTGTGTTTCCTGCAGCATCGATGGTGACCCTACCACCCTCGAGATATGCAGAATCCACACCGGTGCCAGGGTCAACCACAGTGAGCCGCTGGATCGAGGCATCGATTGATAGGAAGTCACCAGATGCCACCATTGACTGCATAGTGAGATTCGAGGCAGAGACGTGCAGCTCTACGAGAGCACTAGATCCATCATCAGCCTTTAGAGTTGCCTCACCGCCCGTGGCACTAACACTGATCTTGTTGGTCGTGCCACTATCAATAACGGCCAGTGTCGTTCCATCGAATGTGAAGTCTCCACTGCCACCAAGCGTATTCGCTGCGGTTCCATAGCCAACCTGATTTGTGGCAATCGATCCGCCAATCGTGCCGCCCCCACCTCCGCCTCCAGCTTCTGCGCCTAGCTCAGTCACTGTTATGATGGGACCAGCGGCCTCACCGAACTGAGTGTCGGAGGTTACAGACGTGACTTTTAGAGAGTACGTCCAAGTTCCAGCAGCCGGCTCATCAACGACCTGGAGGCAGTATGGAACGTTCTCATTTGCGGCGCTTGACTCGAACTGAACGAGCTGGCCGACTGCAGTTCCGCCACGATAGATGTTCAGCAGGCCCCAGCTCGCGGGCGCGCTGGGATTTGCATCGCCGGCAACAATAATCTGGACAGGATTTCCCTGCGTTGTGATTGTCGTAGAGACTACGGTGGCAGGCTTCGCCTCTAACGCAGTTATGGTGACCTGTGCGCCCTTTGTCTGAGAGAAGTTGAGCGGAACGCCTCCGCCGCCGCCTCCGGCAAGAGGAGATATTGAGAAGCCCTTGTCAAAGCCGCCGGACATATCAGCCCACTCCGTTGAAGCCGTTCGAGGCTGTCACGAGGAGGAATCGAGAGCTATCGATGCCAGTTAGACCGGCGACCAGTGAGAATGAGGGTGAGCCGGCGCTTCCCGACAGGAAGACCCGATCAACTCGAAGCTCAGCAGCGAACGACTCAGATCCACTGAGGTAGAACATGTTGGAGTTTGCGGAGGTGAGGCCGTTCTCAGTGAACGCCACAGCGAGGACGGAGCTCGATGCTCCCGTGTTCTTCACGACGAAGAACTGTGTCACATACCCGAAGAAGACCTCCTTAGACTGCCCCAGTGACACGTTCGAGGAGGTTACGAACGGTGTTGCTGATATCTGATATGCGGGAACATATCCCTCGCCCATGTGGAACTGATTGTTTGCTGTCATTTTTTTCCCTTTTGCCCAACATAAGTATATTGAACATCAGAGAGTTGACAGCCCAGGAACTCAGGTGATCATCACATTACCGATCGTTCCGGAAGCACTTGAAAGTCGGAAAGCGCAGGGAGCCGTCGGGCGTCACCTCCTGGTACCGCACCTCGATCACCCGGCCGAGGAAGGACTTCTGATCAGCCCAGATCTGCTCTCGAAGCTCATCGTTGAACCCGGAGCCAACCTGCACCTCCACACCCTCGAAGCGCACCAGGACAGATCCCAGCTTGCCCTCGTGCTTGCCGGTGCCCTCGATGAACCCCTCGATCCGGAGGTCAGCGTCGTGGAAGGCCTTGAGCTTCATCACCTCGTGGCCGCGGCCGAACAGGTAGGGTGCGGCGACGTCCTTCACCATGGCACCCTCGTAGCCCTGGGAGACGTACATGTCGTGCAGGGACTTGATTGGATCGTAGCTCGGCGCTGTGAGGGTGCGGGGCACGAGGCGCAGGTACTTCAGCCCAGGCTTCAGTCGGGTGCTCAGGGCGGCGTACCTCTCGGAGCATCCCAGGACCGTCTCCTTGCTATCCCACTCCTCAATAGGTAGATAATCAAACAGGGCGAGGTAAGTGTCCCGGAGGTCAACGTCGTCCTTCCGGTAGGCCTGCTGCATGAGGGCCGTGAAGTCCCGGCCCATGATCTCGCCGTCGTAGCACCCGTCTCCAAGAGTTGCGAGCTCCGCGCCGATCGTGTCGTCGAAGTTGGTGATCTGCTTGCCGCTGCGGGCGTATAGGGTTGCGTGGCTACCACGGACGACGGCGAAGCACCGGATGCCGTCCAGCTTGGGCTCCACTGCCACCTGCTTTCTGCCGGCGAGGCGCTTCTCCTCGAACTTCTGGGCGAGCTGGACCTCGAAGGTGGGCACGGTGCCGGGCATCACCTTGTTGATGGTCTTCTCGGAGGCGCCGATCGCCATGTGCTTCTTGAGGATCTTGCGCATCCACTTCTCCTCCGCCTCCGTGGCACCGCAGAGCGCGGTGTGGATCAGGTCGACGGCGGCGTTGCCGGTCACCTTGCGTGCGGCACAGTGCTCTGCTGCAGTGAAGAATCCGGACCACCGGTCCGCCTCCTGCGAGCCCTCAGAGCGCTGATTCTTGGTGACAGGGGGCACCTTCACCACGTGGAAGGGAGTGAACGGGTCGTGCCCCATTCGAAGCGCCCTCACGAGGATCGGGTTGTTGCTGTACTCACGCAGGATCTCCATCTTGGCGTTGGAGCCTGACTCGTTCTGCACCCTCTCGAGGATATCACTCACAAGCATGCTCTGCCTCACGCCTTTCCGCAGTACTCATCGTACGCCTGCTGCGACAGCTCGTGGGAGGTGCGCCCCTCTGTGAGGCCCGAGTGGGTGTCGCACCAGTAGCGCATGTCCACCTCTC